ACAAATGCGCTCAGGATGAAGCTTGAGTTTTCCAATCCAATGCGCGAGCTCTACTTCGTGATTAGATCGCGAGTTCCGACGGGGTCGTCGCCGTTCGATTACGATAACCGAGTCACGACACCTAACACGGGCGAGGGGAAGACGACGGGGATCGGTGGGCGACTCATTCTATTTGAACATCTCCGGCACCTGAAGTTGAGTTTCGATGGTGAAGAAATTTTGGACGAGGTCACGGGAAAGGCGATCTTTCTCAAGGCGGTTCAACCGTACATGCACCACTCCAAGACGCAGCTCATTCGCCGATTCTATAGTTACGCGTTCGCGACCGAGCCAGAGGGACCGCCGTCGGGAACCGTTAATTTGTCTCTCATCAAGGACCAAATTGTCCAGTTCGAGCTTAATCCACAGCCAACGTACGCGCGAGACGTGCGCGTCTACGGGGCGTCGCACAACGTGTTGCGTTTCAGCGAGGGAAAAGCTGATATTTTATATCAGTACACACCATAATGATGCGCACGGGCTTCAGTAACTTGCAGGGCGACGAAGAAGAGATGCAGCACCGGCATGCCAAGGCACTCATCGACATCTGTAAACCAGTCTTCGAGACGGCCGTCGTGCTCGCAGCTCAGTATGCAAACGCGTGTGGACGGAGCATGCTTTTATCGGAAGATTTTCAATTGGCTATCAAGTATTGCACGATGTATCGCGTCGGGGAGCCCGCGGGATCACTGTTTCCAGGATTGGCCGGCGATGGCGCCGGCGATGACGATGAAGACGAGGAATTCGAGTGCGATGAGGACGAGGACGAGGTTTGGACGAGATACGTCGGGGACGACCCGCTCATGACCGCCGTGACGCGCTCAGGGAGTGAATACGAATCGTGGACCCCGTCGAATCCCGCCCAAGAATATCTCAAGTCATCGATAGATGCCAACGAGTACATCACAGAAGATTCCGGTTCGGAAGAAGAGGGCTCGGAAGAAGGTTTCTGAACCCACTGGGTATCAGGAATCGACGTATAAAAAGTTCAGGCCGTGCGGGAGTTCGACCGACGAATCGTCTTCGTCAGATTCGAGCTCATCAGACGACGATGATATGAAAGTTCGGGGTGTGCCGGCGGATGGGGGCAAAGTCTACACAAAACTAGCGGTTCGCGAGGAGTTGTTAGCGTCCGATACAGAGTGAAATAAAATTCTTCGCCTATCGTATACCATATACACAATGTCGACCGAAGAAGAACAAGTCGATGACCGATTCGATCTCGAAGATGTCGAAGCCTTCGCCCGCGATGTCGGTTCCCAGCTCGAGACCCAGGCGCTCAACTCCCTCGTCACGGGCTTCTCTTTCGCCGCAGCCATGTCTTGGATGGACGTGTCGCGCTACGTGATCAGCCGCCTCGTCAAGGGGAACAAAAATACGGGCCTTCAGTACACGTTGACCGCCGTGACCACGACGCTTTTGTCCATCTTGGTCTTTATGGGCGTTTCGGCCGTTTCTAAGAAGGTCGTTAAGCCTTCGGCGCCGATGTTCGCGATCGCCCGCTAAGCACCAAAAGCGTGACGAAGCCAATTATAATAATCATAGCTATGGGAAGCATTTGCTCCCAATCCCACCTCTCGATATCGTCCACGGCCACCGTTTCGGGGTCGTCGAACATACCGACGGGTACCGGTAACTTTTTGCTCAGCATCTCGAATTTTTTAGACAGTGGTTTCAGCTTATCCGTTTCGCACGAGAGCGTCAATTTGATCGCATGGTCACGATCTCTGAAATCCACGGGAACGAGTTTATTATTCGCTTTGTAAAACCATTCAACCCTCAGGCTGTCTATCTGTTTTTGAGGGCCACCGGCGAATTGATGGGTCACAGGGTCATCGTTCGAAGAGACGGTCATGTATTGTTCCGCGATGGTCGATTTAGACATGAAACTTCCAGTGTAAAAGGGCGTGTTCGAATATATGGTTTGACCCAACACGTCCGAGCCAGCTGTTATCTTCACGACGTACGATTTCGGGCCACACTCGAAATCCACGCGCCCCTCTAAATCGATGATGGAGTTAGACGAGTTAATGTCCCGAGCCGGCATACCGAACACTTGGTTCGGTGTGGTTCGTGTGAGCACGTTCGAATCCCACCCGTCGACGCCCGATTTGAAAAGCAGAGTAAATTCGTCCGAGCTCGCCACGTTGGAGAATTTTAACGAATCCCGCGTCGATCTGAATTCGACGTTATCGATCGTCGTGATGCCGGCATTTGAGATCGCAGTCAGAATTTGGGTTGCGAGAGTCGTCGCGCTCGGGTAATGGCGATCGTTCATCGTCACCGTGTGCACACCCGCGTCGGAGGCAGGGGCGTCGATTCGGACAGAGAATTTGTTGTTGTTGTCGTGTATGACGAAATTCGGAGTTGGAATTCTGGCCGAAGTAACCTCTAATTTTGTGACATCGAACACCGGCGTTTTCAAGTCGATGGTATATGCATTTGGGTTTGGGTGCAGAGACGCGTCTCGTTCGCCTGAGTCGATGTCTATCGTATGCATGGCCATGCTGATATATCTCGAGATTAAAAACAACTTAAAGGATAGGCGCACATCGAGAACAAAGAAAGATGCCGCATACATGTGTCGCAGAAGGGTGTCAAACTCGAGCAAGTTTTGGCGACCCAGTGTCTCTAAAAGCAACACACTGTAAGAAACACTCACTGGAGGGTATGGTTGATGTCAATAACAAGAAATGTTCAGTGTGTCGCGACAAGCGCCCGACATTCGGCCTTGAGCGCGGCAAACCGACACACTGCGGCGGGTGTAAAACGGACCAAATGTTTAATGTCGTGAACAAAATGTGTACGGTCTGTGGTAAAAAACGTCCAGTATTTGGCCTCGAGCGCGGTAAAGCACCGACGCATTGCAAGAAGTGTAAAACGGACCAAATGTTTGATGTCAAGAACAAAATGTGTATGGTCTGTGGTAAAAAAATACCAGTATTCGGCCTCGATCGATCCAAAGCGGCGACACACTGTGCAAAATGCAAAACGGTACACATGGTCGACGTGAATCACCCAGTTTGCAAATCGGAACATTGTGAGACGCAATCTTCCCCCGAATACAATTGGTATTGCACGCACTGTTTCCAAAATCTGTTCCCACTCGATTCAAGGACCCAAAATATCAGAGCGAAGACCCGGGAGATAGCCGTCCGCGACTTCCTCGTGACACGATACGGCGACATGTTCGTCCATAATCAATCGCTCTTCACGAGCTGCGACTGCGACCACCGACGAAGCGTCGATTTCAGGCGAATCATAGGATGCACGATGTTAGCGGTCGAGGTCGATGAGGGACAACACAAAGGCAAATCGTACCGCACTGACACAGAGGCGCGATACAATGACCTGGCGATGGCGTTCGGTGGGAAATGGGTATTCATTCGATTCAATCCCGATTCGTACGTCGACGCAGACGGCAAACGCGTCATGGGTTTCTTCGATTCAAAGGGAGCCAAGCGAACGGATGAAATGTCGAGGAGGTTGGACGAGCTCGCGCGGTGTATAGACGAACAAACGAAACGGATCGAGCGAGACGAAAACGTCGATCTCTTAGAGGAAGTTTTTCTATTCTATGATGTGTAATTACATTCCCTTGTAAGCTCCTTGCAAATCCCTGACAATCTGCAAGTATGCTCCCTCAGGCAGGTTTTCTTTGACTGTATCCAGCGTCGCCATGGCATTCATCAAATGCTCTTTAACCGAGCTCTTTAACCGTTTTTGAAGCCAACGTTTGATTTTGGCATGGTAACACGGTTCAAATACGGCATGGAGATCTATGGACGTCGTCACGAACTCGACACCCCAACGCTCACAGAGGAAATCGAGTGATTTGAGAGCACCTTCGTTCGCGACTTCCATGACTATGTCTTTGTCCGACTCTGTGTCCGGGCACCTGACAAATAAATCGCGTGAGTGGTCCAACAGGTATGCGGCCGCGTCTATGTCCTCTTTTACAAGAGTCCAATGAAGCGCAGTCCCGTACAAACTGTCATGTATAATCCAATTTCCACCATCCAAACACCCATTATGATCTCCACTATCCAACGTCGCCCTGTGGTTTACTAGCCACTTGAAAACCGCGAGGGCATCGCCTCCGTCGGCTGCAGCATATAACACATCGCCGTACGTGCACTCGTCCGACCAACCGCGTGCACGCGCAGCCTCGAGTAAGTCCACTTGACTATTGTATGCCGCACTCCGAAACAGAACTCTCTTCGGCGCACCATGTTCGACGAGAAGTTCGATGACATCGAGCGCGGGCACCCCCGCTCGAGAACACCTAGGCAGAAGTCGCTCGTCGCGCACACACGTGTCGACCAACCGGCCGTACCGCGGGTCGTCGACGCAGAGGTGCTCGAGGAGCTCGTCGAACCTGTGTTCCTCAGCGAGTCTAAACGCGCGCTCGAACCCGTCGGATTTGTGTTCCGTCGTCATCCTCACGCGTCGCGAAGTGACGCGTGGGTCAATTTTGGGCGGGAAATCACTGGTCGGGCGCGGGGTGCCAGGGTTTACGTGAAATTTCACGCCGAGAAGCAAATGCTATCTAAATAACCATATAATACAGAAATACTACCATATTATATAGATATTGTTCCTAGTTTGATTTATTAGATGTATTTACCCACCGATGTTGTGCGCGAACGGATTCTTCTTGAGTTGCGCCGCGGCGAGCCCGAGCGAACGCGATCGGGGATCTTCCATGCCCTTGAATGCGTTGATTCGCACGCGATCGGGTTGAACGTAGTTTTGCATCCACCCACCGTTTACAGCACCGAACCTGTCGTCGACGCGGCTCTGGTCCATTCGAACCGACGTGAGTCCTCCACCGGATTTCAACGCGTTCTCGCGAAGGTTCATGCGACCCGGGTTCGGGCGACGTCCCGTCTGGCCTCTTCGGTCTTCCGGACGCATCCCGAGCGCCATGAGTTCATCGTTCGTGCGACCCGCGCGGGCCGCCGGTGAGTTAAGGTAGCCGTGCGCGAAGGACGCGATGCCGGGTGCCGGGTTATTGACGTGGTTGAAGATGGTGCCGTTATCGGCCTTGAATCGAGTCGGCGGTTGTGCGGGCGTGTGCGCGCTGATGACGCGCTTGGCCGGTGTGAATTCGAGGCCGTCGCCGTCGCGAATCCCCGTCTCTGCGCGATTTGTCAGTTGAGCTCCCTTGGTGTGTGCCGGTCGGGGCGTGTGCGCGGAGACAGCCGCGCGACTGCGCTCGGTCGGCAGGCGATCGGGCAAGAATTGCGTCTTTTCCGGTCGGTTCTTGTAAATCGTATCGTATCGCTCGGCACCGGCACCCCCGATTTGACTCGAACCGTGGTTGGTGCGACCTTCGAGCTGGGTGAGTCGATGTTCGTTGACGTTGATGGGGTTCACTCGGAAAAGTTGCTGATGACCACCGATGGCGGGCACAGACGCGTCGACGCCGAGACCTGGGCCGACTTGAACCTTCTCGATAGGGGCGAGGTTGTTCATGCGTCCGGTATCGTATTGCACGCGGTCACGCATACCGAGAATCTCGGCACCGGACGATCGCCCCTGGGGTGCGATCTCACCAAAGTTCGGCAATTCACGCTTCGGAATGAGCCCGACTTTGAATGACTCGTCCTCCTGCGGCGCCCACTCTGGGACGCGATCGGGCTCTTCATAGACTTGCTGCACCGGATTCGGGGCAAGTTCGTTTTGTTGGCCTTCGCCCATGTCGATGGGTTTGGCCACGGTCGGCGGTTTGGATTCAACGCTCAGCTTTTTGCCGGCATACACCAAAGCGGCGATCGCGAGGATGGAGACGGGATCCGCCATTGTTACTAGTATCTAATATTTTTATTGTCCATATCTCTGCTCAAAGAGTTCATTTTGAATCTCTGCTCGAGACGACACCATACCACGCGGAGCCGGTGGCGGGGGTGCATCCATTGAGTTATTGACGGGGAACAACGTGTTCTCCATCGGTTGAACGAGGGCCTTACCGAACCTCGTCGTGCTCTGGGGACGAAGCTCGTCGCTCACGTCGATCAATTGGGCGGGCGCACCTCCACCACCACGAAACGGTGCCGTCCCGTAAAGAACCGTGTTCGGCCTCGCCGGCAAATTCGCGTTCGAGTTTTCTGGGTACGTGAAAATTTCCTCGCCCGGTTTCACGATGGGGACCACGCCTGCGTTGAGGTTACGAAGTCCAGATAGCTGCTGAGCCATTTAGTGTAAGAGGATATTATTTTTTAAGGGCCGCACGCTTGGCACCCGAGCCCGAGTTCCGTCGATCCACGAGCGTTCGGGTCACACACTCCCGGGGTGTCCCGGCAGAGTTTACCGTTTTTCGGCCCGTACAGCGCCTCAGCGAAAGCTGTTTGATCCTCGAATGGCGATGGTGCGCTGTAAAATTGTCGTCCAGCCGCCTTCCGCGGGTACATAGGAAGCGCGGTGCGCGAACGACCGCCGTCGAATTGGATGCGGTCCTCGGCGTGATGCTTGACAAAATTCTTGACGGTCGGATAATAACACGCCGTCGCCTCGTCGCCCTGGTGCGTCACGAGCGTGTTACCGAACGGATTGTCCTCGGTAGGGAACCTACACTTCGGGGAAGTCTCTGAGACCGGCTTTTCCGCGCGCGCGGGTCGCCCGACGGTAATCTCATCTTCGATCATACCGTTCTCGTGTAAGGTGTACAAGATGGCGAGCGCCATCACACCGAGCACGAATACCCTGGGATCACGCCTGCTGATGTAGAGTGCACAAGTTGCATAAATGATGAATCGCGAGGCGGCATTCACGCGGTCCTCGGGCGTCTGATTTTTGCTGGGCCAGAACTGCGTCACTCGGTCCCCCCGCACGAGCTGCTTGAAATCGTCGAACCATACGATGGACATATGTCTCTATTACAAAACGCCAATATTATTTTAATCCGAGCGAGCCCATCATCTTACCGACGGCGCCCATCAAATCACTTTGTTTGAGATCACCACCTTCGAGTGAGTCGGCGCACTCCTGCGCGACGTTCTCGATCACGGACATCGTCTCTGCCGGTAGCGAAGTTAACACGGCGCCGAGCATCGTGAGTGTTTGGAGGTATTGCCAGATCGCGTTTTTAGTACCCTCGCTGAGAGATCCCCAGTTACCTTCAAAGTCAATGTCTTTCAAACCTTCCACCGTCGCGAGATCGGCGATCGCGGACTCGTCCTGGTTAGAAATCTTCGCCGTCAGCGGACCGATGCCCGTCATGAAAACCTCTACGACCTTACGCGAGTTCGCACTCTTCATGAGTTCGAGGGCGGTCGCGGCCTTGTCGATACCCTTCTCGTTCGGGAGACACTTCTTAAGTTCACCGAGAAAGTTCGTGAGCATGTCGTTGAAAGCGGCGACGGAAGCCATGGTGTGTCGCCTGTGTATTACTAGTTCAGATGTTCTTTCCTTTAAATTGACGCAATCTATCTGAACGGTTCGAGCGAGATCTGTTCTTTTTGCCCAAGTCCGTTAGATACGATCACATACACAAGAATGGCGACGAGGGCGGCGGGTTTCGTGTACTCCACGAGCTCGCGAGGACCCTCGTTATTCAGCTTTGCTTTGAAGTGGATGTATCCGGCGGTCGCCACACCGGCGATGAGGGCGGCACTGGAAGGGTCGCGAAGCATGTCGCTGATGTCGTTAGTACTCATGAGTA